GTCGTCGGACGAGGAGGATCTCAGCCCGGCTGTGCATCTCCTTTGCACCCATCTTTCATAGGAAGAAATTCGGACTGTGCCAGAATTTATATAAGCCAAAAGGCTAAAATTGATCAATATTTTAATCTTACAGGGGGAAATGTCGGCTCAGCTGTGGGAACTTCTGCCATTGCAATGAAGGCTGACGATATTCGCATAATGTCGAGACAAGGTGTGAAGATTGTCACGGGAGTGGACTCTCATAACTCAAAAGATGTTAATCTTGCCTCGACATATGGGATTGATCTGATTGCGGGCAACAATGATGACGACTTGCAATCGCTTGTCAAGGGTGAAAATCTTGTTGAGTTTCTGACGAAAGTGGTAGCAAATCTTAATGCGTTAAACGCAGTTGTGGAACAACTGTCTAGTGTTGTCAACACTATTAATACTGGGGTCATGAGCCACACGCATCAAGCCGCGCCCGGCCAAACTCTTCCTTCAGTTCAATATGTGGGCGCATCAGGCATTACTGCAGGCTTACGGAATCTCGTCACCGTTAATCATTCCCTCGGCGTTGCTAGGCTCAACAACATGGGCTTAGAGGTCACATATCTCGGCATTAATGGTGAAGGCACTCAAGGCGCTCCAAAATGTATTCTAAGTAGATTTAATAAAACGAATTAAAAGCACGGAACAGCTAATTATTTTAGATTATGGCAACTTATACATTTGACTCTGCTGGTGAAGCAGTAACATCCTCCGTTGGACTCGAAAATGCGCTGGCATCGAAAGGGACAATTGTCTCTTCTTTAGCCCAGCTTGCGGACGAGTGCGCAACCGAAGAGGTTGAGGAACTTGAAGAAGAGGAAGACTGCTCGGGATGTCAACCTGACGATAATGCCATGGTTCCAATTTGGACCGACATGCAGCATGGGGAGTGCTATTTTAATGGAAAGGTCTGCGAGTATCAAACTGTAATCGCAACTGAATACACATCCACTGGCGGCGATGAACTCGGAGCTAGAATGACCGCCTCTATTTCGGGTGCTGCTGAAAAGCTTCTTGAATTTTATGATAAGGCCGAAGAGTTCGATTTGATGTGGACTCAAGGCGGCGGCGGAGCTACAAATGACACTCTTGAATATCTTCGTGAAAACATAACCCCACTCCAGTGGCATATGCCCCTTGAGGAATACTTGCCGATCAAAGTATTGCACGGCATTGATGCGGACATATTTGATGGTATTCCGGCAGCCCCTCCGCTCTCTCCCTCGGAATCGGAAACGATTATAAGTTCTGGCTCTGTCTCTATAAAGGCTGAAGAGCTTCCTCATATGATTCGAAGAGTGTCGAGGCTTTTGAGAATATATTCTGATTATTCAAAATTTTGGTTATTGGAAGATATTAAAGGCCCAGCCAGAATGGAACCAGTTGATTTAAAAGAAGAATCAGAAAACCTAAAGCTTTTTAAGGTGGAATTAAAAAAGTTTATCGAAGATAACGGATATTATCTTCCCCACGCGATTCGCCTTGGCGGTGTCCAAGAAGTCGAAAATATTGAAATGGGCTTTGACGAAGGTTGGGTCATCTCTTATATTAGGGTGAATGGTCGTGGCTGTGAGCAAGTCGAACTTAAAAAGGGCTGGAAAACATTTCTTGAAAAAGAGCCTATTAATCTATCGAGAACGGTAGGGTATTTTGCAAAACTTGTCGAAATGGATCAGGACGCCCGAGCACGGACCCCACGGGACTGGAGAGAATTTGTTGAAGAGTATACCTATCCTCCAGTTGAGTACGCAGTGTATGAGGATGATTTTGACGTAAATGAAGATCTTGGCGCTGCTGGCTGCGCCCTTGATAAGATGGGTGCAGCAATCGCCAACATGGCACAAAACGGACTCATGTCCGCTATAGAAATCTTCTCAGGAGAATTAAGGAACAACATATGCCTCTCGCTCGACAATCAGATGATTGCTGAAGATGAATTTTTGAGAGATGCCGAGATTATAAGAAAAATTGCATCAACACAAGCTTTGGTTAAGCACGCCTATCAGGACAAAGTAATGGGCCAGATGAGAGAGATGGGCTCTGCGTTTATCAACCGTATTGATAATCTTGATGATCTGTGGAATTTTACACTTTCTCCGCTCGGAAAGTGTGGGTTTGCCGCACTATTTCAGGCCGCGATGGGGTGTTTTATGGACGGTCTTGGTTTTGACAAGGTTATTGAAAAACTTGTTAAGGCTGCTGTTAATGCGATGAATGAAGAGGTGATTGGTCGATTGATTGGATTCCTCCCGCCAGAGCTACAGGCAGAAATCAAAGCAGCCGCCTTCCAAACAATCGACCCTGATCAAATGGCTCAATTCTTGGAAGATAATGCAGGCCAGACCAGCGATCAAATGGCGACACTACAGGCACAAATTGACGAGCTTCAAGCTCGCTATGATGAACTTGACGGGATGGAAGAAGATGCCTATGATACGACAAATTCGTTTGATGGCGGAACTTATGCAGACAAGCATTACGAAAAGGGCGAGATCACGAACCTTCTCACTGATGACTCCGAGGGTTCTTTAAATTCACAAATGCTTGCCCTTAGCGGCTCGTTAGAGTCGTTTGAGAGCATGTCTGCTGACCTCGAAGAGTTTGGAGACACAACTGCCGCCGCATCTTGGCTGGGCCAAGGAATCACGGGAACATATAATGGACAAGTTTTTGATATTGTGATCGATACAGCTTCTACCGAAGCAACTGCAACCTCGGTAACTGCTGAAGATGTCGAGACGGCTCTTGCTGAATATGAAAACGGCCAAACAAATCACGAGTTAGGCACAATAACAGATGAAGACCTCGCCGCTTTGCAGGAAACTTATGATTCACTGGCCAACCAATATGCAGAGTCTGAGTCAAATGTTGAAGTGGAAATTTCCGATGCAATCTTCGGCCTTCGCATTATCGTGTATGACCCGGACACTGACTTCTCTTCTATGGATTACGAGGCTGATCCAAGCTCAACTGCAGTTACGCTTGGAGGTTCGCCGCTTGGGTATATTACTTCCTCTCCTTCTGACGTTAGTCTTGGAAGTGCAGAACAATTTTATTATAGACAAGTTGACGGAAATGGTGGATACACTTATAACCAATATTATAATACTGATGGAAATTGGATTGAAATAGTTAGAGGAGAACTTGGCTCTGGAGAAATGGTCGGAGACGGAGATACTCCAGTCGCTTCTGGGGAAGGATTTTTTGTAGACACTGGAGTTGACGCGGAAGCCTTTCTGGCCATCGTTGGCGAGATTGGTGAGATCCCTGATGATGAAGCAGAGATTTTTTCAGCACTTATGGTTTCTGGGGGAGCTATAGACATAGGCGGAGGCTCACAGGGCCCGATTATGACTTTGGACGAAATTGACCGAGCGGCCTATGGTCTTGAAATGACCTCTCATGCCGATTCATCTTATGAGATCGATTCCGCTGGCGTTGGCACAGGCCAAGCTACGGTCAATTTTGATCAGTTTGTAGCAATCGACCCATCGACTACGCAGACAGAAATTGCCTTTGCACCAATCCCTCCAGATGCGGAGCATGCTGAAGCATTTGAGATATTCAAGAATATTATCGCCGAATCTGTTATTGGCCCGCTGGTCGAAGTTTCGGTCTCTGATTCTGAAGCAATGACTGCTTTAGATTTGGTACTGACCACTCCCGGCGCAAACCCAAGCATTCATGTTAAGGAATATGGCTCAGGCACCGGAGGTTCGGGAAGTGAAGCCTCGACTTTGGCGCAAGAGTTAGAAGAATTGGAAATAGAGCTGGCAAATGCACAATCTTTAGCAGAAGAAGAAGGCGGCGAAATGCTGGCCGACAATATCGCCGAATTAGAAAACTCTATCGAACAAGTTCAAAACGAGATCGATGCTGGCGTTGATGCGTCTGAGATATTCCTTGGCGGAGGAATGTCCATGGAAGGTGTCGGCGGCGCCGGTTCAATCGAAGGATTCCCAGACCCTTTTGGTGTCGGAGTCGCATTCGATGGCGAGGCGATGCTCGATGCAATGCTTGATGCTTTTAAGGCAGCAATTATTGAATATTACAAAGGAGCATATGAAGAGCTAATGGAGCAAATCGAAAAGCTCCCCGGTTATGAATTGGTGCAAAGGATTATGGCCTTCTTAGATTGTGGAGACAAGCCTCCGTTGTTTAGTCCGCCACTTGACACTTGGCTAAAAGACTTAGATCTAAATTTCTGCCGCGAACTGGAGCCTATCGTCTGGCCAGAAATAAGAGAAATAAATTTTATTTTCCCTGACTTGAAGAAAATCTTAATTGAAGCCGCAAAAGCGACTTTACGAAGGCTCTTGCTACAAGCACTCACATGGATCATAATGAAGCTTCTAAGATTCTTAGAGTTCAGCCTTTGCGATGCGATGAAAAAGCTTGGCGCTATGACAGCAGATATGATGAAGAACGGATTCGACGCCTTTACAGCAGAGTTGACTGCGCTCCTTGGCTGCGGAGAAGACTTATCAGCCGAAGAACTCGAAGATGCCGTTGCCGATATTATGGAGTCTGCCGGATTTGCTGCAGCTAGCGTCTCAGCAGGTACGGAAGAAGAAGGGACGGTCATGTCTAGATGGATTCAGTCTATACAAGCCGTCATTACAGAAGAAGAGTTTCACGCTTGTATCAATGGAGAGGCATCAGAGACCACATTGGGCACCTTGGCGGAAGTTACTAAAATCCAAACTCCAGAGTTGGCAGAAACGGGTTTGGGAACAAAATCTGGTATTAGAAAGTTTTTTAATGGCATTGGGGCACTTACAAACCTCCCGCTTTTCAACAAAAGATTTGATGAGGCTAAATTTACAAATGAAGAGTTTGAGTTTGATGGCAATGAGATGAAAACGTTTCTGTTGTCCAGCATGGATCGCCCAATGAATCCGCAATACTGCGAACCAGACAATTATACAGAATTTATTAGCATGAGAAAAACTTTGTTGAGAGACAAAGATCCTGAAATGACTGACGAACAAATCGAAGAGCAGATTAATAATTATGAGGTTGTACTTGATGAGATGTTGGGAGAATTTGCAGAAGGCATGGCAGATCAAGATGCAATGTTGGAAAATCTTTTGCCACCTTTCCTTAGCGAGAGCAACACATGCCCCGGAGTTACAGGCGATGGCCTTTTGGCCGCACCGTCAGACTCCCCCATGCAGTCCGCCAAAGCACAACAGCTTGCAGAAGATCTATTTGGAGCAATTCAGTCTTCTTACTATGAAGAATTAATGGGCCGACGCGGCTTTTTTAGTATGATCTTGGCCAATGCTAACGGAACTTCTTTAAGGACACACTACTCTCTCTGGAACACTTTTGGCTGGATTTTGCCTATCCCCGGCGAAGGATTGCCAGAAACCGTCGCAACGTATTTGAAAATGGAGTTAATGAATCAAGACCACTTCACATTCTCGCCAGTTTCGACAGATGATGCTTTGTCAAAACTTAATGATCGAGAGCCAGATTGTGTGTTAAAATATTCTGACGAAGGGGCGACCCAACAGCAAGGATATTCTTTTGATGTAAATTATTGGAATTATATGTTTGAAGACGACGGCTCAATTTCAACACAAGACAAATACCGCATTCAAGTGACAGACAGTCCATCTATCCCCCCAGAGTTGCAAGAATATTTAATCGCGCAGGCTGAAGCAGTTGGCAATCCGGTTCCGACTTTTGATGAAAATTATGGCACGGTTCTTGTTGACGGGGTTGGGACAGCAAGCATTGAGGAAGATGTCGAAGAAGTTTTGGACGCTCTCGACGGATTCGATATGTCAGCAGGTTATAGCCGCCAAGCAGAGGCTTTTGCCGCATTGTTTTGTGAGTCATGGAACGATCTGTTTGGAGATAATGCTTCGACATATATTCGCACAACCGTGAGAGAGCATGCAAGAAGAGACATTTTTAGCACAATAAACGAAAGATTCCTTGAGATGATGGCAATGGAGATTTCCTATCCAGAAATTCCGCATGACAAAACTTATTCTGCAGGTTCAGGAGAGGCAGCAGAAATGCCAGCATATTATTATGGTGACAAAGAGCCAGCAAGCGAGCTTTGGGGGGGAATGTTCTTTAAGTCTCCGAATTATGGCCGAATTAACGAGAACGAAGGCGGCCTCATCGATCTTGCATCAGAAGACGAAAGTCGGATAAATGCAGCAGACCAAGGCGCTTATTATGGTTTGGTCTCTGGTTCTCTTGCCTCTGCCCGTGGCCTTTCGTCAATCGCTGGAATGTTTATCCCGCCTTGGCACGGCTGCGAGCCCGGTTTTCCAGATCCGATCAAATGGCAAGATATTGGAAATCTTGCATCAGGCGTTGGAGAAGACGATGAGCGTTTACAAAACAATCCTGCCTGTCGAAGAGAGCCTCCGTTTTCGCGAATCCACTCTAAGGTTAGTCGTGGAATGATTCATGCCACTATTAAATCTTATATTCGTCTTAATTTAGTGGAAATGTTGCTTAAGGGCTTAGGTCCGTTTAGCACGTTTAAAATTAACGCTCCAAATAATTTAGATCACGTTTTAAAATCCTATGCATCTTCCAAGATAGAGCAAACCCTTAAGGATGATAGTAGCCTAGTCCTCTCCCCCGGAGAGTTCTTTGAGCGCCTCGGAGGCTTGCCAGAAGATGAATTAAATTATTATTATGAATTCATGGAGCAGGTTACCCAGATGACACTGGATCGGGTTGAAGCTGGAGACATAACACTGGAAGACCTTCCAGAAGCTGTTAAGGCTTCTGTTGAAAATATTCAAAAGCAGGTTAAAAAGTGGGTCGAACCAGTTCCGTTTGGACTGGATCAGACAGATCCAAGAATCGCAGCCTTAATAACCATTTGCTTGACTGCGCCCGGCTATGCACCGTTTATCCCAATTGTTGGAACTGTGATCAAAGCTTTCTTAAGAGAGAGAAAGACAACATGGAGAAATGCAATAAATGACAATCTTGAGGACGCAAGGACCATAATGAGATATGTCATAGAGGAGGAATTTGATGAAGTCGCCGATGGATTTTATGAGCTGATCGGAGAACCTGCACAAGACGACCTAAATAAACTCATTTACAATGTCTATAACAACAACTGGATTCCTACAATGGACGTTCCGTCAAATCTGTCCCTCACATCTGAAGAAGGCTCAGAAGAGGCCCCAGATGGAAGATTTGGAAATTTTTTGTTTAACGAAGAAGCACAGTTTGCGGGAAATCAGATTGAAGGTGAACGCGGGGCAGAAACAACAATTACTCCCGATAGATTTGGCAAAGGATGGTTCGTCCTTGAAAAGTATGTTCGCATTACTGAAAAATACGAGGAAGATGACATATATGAGACCAGTGGTTATTACGAGTCTGGCGGAAGAACAGACCTTGACGCATATCTGGCAGAACAGGTTCAGTTCGCTATTGACTCTTATGAAGACACCGACGCTTTAGCGGCAGCATACGGCGAATATATTGGAAAAACAGTTGAGATTAGAAAAGTCGATGAAGGTGGCGTAAGGTCTTACGCCATTTACATTGATGGAGAATTGTGGCAGACTGCAGAAACAGATGATCTGAGCCTAATTGGATATCAGCCATACGAAAGAGACTCAAGACTTTATGGAGTTGTGAATCTGAATACATGGCAAGAATTTCTTGCAACCCAATCCGATCTCGCAGATGAAACAATTCAGTCGCTTTTTGAAGGGTGGAATTGGGGTCTTAGGCTTTCATATGTTGCTCCAATGGAAACAGTGGAAGATTGGGACAACCAACCAGCAGATATTTATGAGCCAATATTGAACAATGAAACCGGAAACATGGCAAGAGCCGAAGGTTTTACGACAGTAAACGCAGGCCGAGCTTCGGCCTGTTTAAAAGAGAAAGCGTATGGGGTCCCAGAAGATCCGGCATATTCTGGAGGTTCCTCTGGGACAGAAGAGACGCCAGAAGAGCCAATTGCATCCGAAACTCAGTCAGCTAACGGAAGAGTTTCGCAGTCGAGCGCTGACTCAACTTATGCGACCGGAAAAAACTATATCATTCCTCTGATTTCAATTGAGAAACAAATCGAGGGAACAACGAAAATGTCAGAATTCGACGCGGAAGATCATGAATATTGGTGCTTGTGGAATGAGTTGGTAAAATCTCCGCACCACAAAATGTTATTCGATTATTGTTTCCCTGTCAAAAGAATGTTGGGCCTTGCGACTATTTACAACATTCATGGGCTTCTGCCATCTGTTGGGATCCGAGACGGTGAATGGACAAAAGGCACAGGCGGCCCCGGAGGCCAGTTCGGTTATCGCATGTGGGATCAGGAAGTTCTTACAGACACCAGAAAATTGCTCAAAAAAATGTTTAATGCAAACTATAATATTAAAGATGAAAGTTACAAAGATGAAGAAGAGTCTAGCGAAGGCGCTGGCGGAGGAGTCGGAAGAACCAGAGAGCGCCTTCAATTTGCAAACAAAGAAAAACAATGGAGCCCATGGTGGCTCAGAAAGAGGTCACTCAATTGGGGCGTAAGCGCGAAGGGAGACTTTTGTGGAGATTCTGGAGAATATAATAGTTCTGAAGAGGAGGACGAATAATGGGAGGATATGGGCCAAAGATTCCGATAACGGTTTCTGCTGAAGACGGGTTTTCGCTTCTTGACTCAATCCGTGAGACTGTTAAGCAAAATATTAAAATGCTTTTGCTTACGGTGCCGGGCGAAAGAACTATGATGCCAAACTTCGGCGTCGGTCTGAAAACATACCTATTCGAACAGAACACAGAACAGCTGAGAGAAGAAATTTCTTCAAAGATCAACGAGCAAATGAAAACTTATTTGCCGTTTGTAAAAATTATTTCAGTGGACTATTCAGACATCGATTCAATGGATACGGATCTCAATAAGCTTAGGGTCGCCATTAAATATAGGATAAATAATGCTAAGGCAGCAGATATGCTAATATTAGAGCCATAAAAACAGAAAAATACTATTTATTTTAGTGCTCATGGAAACAGAATAAATGCCAAGAAATATAAAACCACAAATCGACTATACTTCAAGAGATTATACTTCGATCAGGGACGAACTCCAAAGGTTCGCAAAAAGATACTATCCAGATACTTATAAGGATTTTAATGACGCCTCCTTTGGCTCATTAGTGCTGGACATGGTGTCCTATATTGGAGATCAACTTTCATTTTATATGGACTTTCAGGCTAATGAAAGTTTTATTTCAACTGCAATGCAGCGAGAAAATGTCCATAGACATGCACAAGATTTGGGATGGAACGGAGTTTCTGCCCAGCCATCTGCTGCGGGAATGTGCGATTTTTATGTTAGAGTGCCGGGAAAGGCCACTGGCCTTGGGCCAGATCTAAAATATATACCAACACTGTTGGCTAACTCAACAGTTAGCTTGGCAGGTCAATCATTTATTTTGACACAGGACGTGGACTTTTCAAACTCGGCTAACGAGGTTGTGGTGGCCAACACAAATGCTGCAACGGGAGTTCCCACCTCCTATGCAATCAAGGCCACTGGTCCAATAATCTCTGGCCAATTTACGAGAACCAATATCAGTACAGCCGGCTTTCAAAAATTCAAAAGAATAACAATTGACGATCCTGATCTCGCGGAAATAATCAGCGTCCAAGACAGCTCAGGGAATTACTATTATCAGGTTGAATCATTGGATCAGAACACCATATATTTGCCAATTAAGAACCATCAGGCCGCTACAGACTCAGACCCGAAGAGAATACTTAGGCCCTTTGTGGTTCCAAGAAGATTCATCTTAAGAAGAAAAATAAACGGCAGATCTCAAGCAGCTAAATATGAACTTATATTTGGGTATGGCTCCTCTTCTCGTTCTATTACTGTAGCAGAGCCCGGAAAGACGACAATGAATCTTTATGGCAAAGAATATATATCCGACACTAGTTTCGCACCCGAGCAGCTTTTAAAAACAGATAAGTTTGGCATATGTCCAGAAAATACTACGCTAACCATAGTATATAGAAAAAACGCCAATATATCTAATATAGGATTGTCCGCTCAAGGAAAGATTCTGAATGCAAAGTATTATTTCAAAGAGACACAAAACCTGTCACCGGGAAAGATTGCAGCTGTAAAAGCATCAGTTGAGTGTACTAATAGTGAGCAGATTATTACTTCAAAACGCAGTGAAGGCATGTCTGACATAAAAGCACATGCTGCTTCTATTTTTTCAAGACAGAAGCGTGCAGTTACCATGCAAGACTATCAAGCTTTGGTTTATTATATGGAACCGAGATTTGGCTCCGTTTATAGGTGTTCGATTATGCAGGATTCCGACTCATTTAAGAGAAACTTAAACTTATATGTTCTATCAACAGATAATAAAGGCAAATTTATAACAACACCCGCCGTGACTAAGAATAATTTAAAAACTTGGATAAATGAGTTCAAAATGATCAATGATACAATTGATATAATGGACGCCAAAGTGGTCAATTTAGCTGTAGAGTTTAATGTTAGTATCGCGCCCACAGAAGATAAAACAAAGGTTCACAGAAAGTGTGTGGCAGCAATATCCAGAATAATGAGTATAAAATATGAAATTGGTCAAGATTTTCCAATCGGCCAATGTTACCGCTCACTGGGTCAAGTCAACGGAGTTATAGACGTTAAATCGGTTAGAATCAAGCGTGCTATCGGAGCGAGGTATTCTGATATTAGATTCAATATTGAAGAAAATACCAGCGCAGACAGTCAGTTTCTTGTGGCCCCGAAGAATGTGGCGTTCGAAATAAAGTATCCCAGCCTCGATATCACGGGAGTTATATCATAAGATGTCTATTCTAAGATATACGGCCAGTCTTGACACGACAATAACTAATGCTTATAAAGAGAACCTGTCCACTAGGGGCACTGGCTCTAATATGGGAATGTCCGATTCGTTGGAAGCATTTTCGATATACGGCCAAACTTCTTCTTCTGTGGGAGGAAGATCTTCGGAACTGTCTAGAATATTGGTTAAATTTGCAGCCACTGGTTCTTCTGGAATTTCTGCAGACAGGACCGCAGGAAAGCTCCCGGCCTCGGGCAGTGTTAGTTTTTATCTTAGGATGTTTAATGCAGTTCATCCGTACACGGTTCCAGAGAATTATAGCATGGTCATCTCGGCGGTTTCGGGCTCAGACTGGCAAGAGGGCTACGGCCTCGACATGGAAGGGTACAAGGATTCTGGAGTTACAAATTGGATTAGTGCCTCTACTGGCAATGCTTGGGTAAACGAAGGTGGTGACTATTGGGCAACAATTAGTGGCTCATTTACTGCATCTTTCAAGGAAGGCCCAGAAGACATGGAATTCGATATCACACAAATTGTTGAGCAGTGGGTCACGGACGGCCTTGAAAATTACGGCCTTGGCATAATGATGACTCCTGCAGAAGAAGCAGCTTCGCGCTCATATTACACAAAAAAGTTTTTCGCAAGAGGGACTGAATTTTTCTTCAAGAAGCCCGTGATCGAGGCTCGTTGGAACTCAGCCAAGAAGGATGATCGCGAGAACTTTTATTATAGCAGTTCTTTGGCGCCGTCAGATGACAACTTAAATACGCTTTACCTTTATAACGAGATTAGAGGAAGACTCGTAAACATCCCAGAAATTGGAACAGGCGAGATCTATATTGATCTATATTCGGGATCACTGGATAACAATAATCCAACTGGCCCGATTCTGAGCCAGAGCAATCCCAATATGTATACCACATATGCAACTGGCGGCTGGGTCGAGACAGGGGTCTATTCCTGCTCGATATGCACAACTTCTTCGGCCACACCATTAACAAAACTGTTTGATGTGTGGCATAATGGTTCTGGAAGTCAATATTTTACAGGCTCAATCTATCCTCGCCTTCTTGGAAAGCAAGGAGAGCTATCTTATAATCCAACCCCACAATATGTGAGTTCAATCACTAACTTAAGGGCTAAATATTCGACATCTGAGACAGCAAGGTTCAGAATTTTCAGCAGATTAAAAGATTGGAATCCAACTATTTACACCAAGGCAGTGTCTACTGTCAAGCCTACAGTACCAGAAAGTGGGTCTTATAAGGTTGTGAGGGTTGTCGATGGCTACGAAGCAATTGGCTATGGCACAGGAAGCGATTTGCATACGCAACTATCGTATGATGTGTCAGGCAGTTATTTTGATTTAGATCTGTCGATGTTTGAGCCCGGCTATTCTTATGAGATTTATTTGGCATATTATAATGGTTCAGTTGGCGCGTGGGTGGAACAACCACACACGTTTAAATTCAGAGTCGAGTAATTTAAAACATGAGCATTAAAGACCTTTTTAATAAAAAATACAAGGTTTCTCCTACAAACAATGACAAACGTTCTGTAAAAGAAGATGCAGAATCCCCTTTGCGTGCAGTAGTTGTTCGGCGGGAACAAAAAAAAGTCAATTACAGAGTAGACTATACTTCTGCATCAAATTTTGCGAGATACGGCCTTGCAGAAGAGTATTATGTAAATGCCATAGACAGGATAACGAATCAGTTTCCTTATGATGGCTCGCTTTTAGAAAAAGAGCTATTTTTTGCCAATTCTCGCGGTCTTGACAAATACATATATGATGAGCTATATCCAAAAACTACTGGATATGTAATTCTGGGCAGCAACAATATTGCTTGGTCTTCGAAAACAAAAGGCTATGGAGTCCCAGTACTCAAAGAGTACATTGAAGTCCGAGGCGGCCCTCATACTGCATCTGAAGGTATGGACGGTAAACCGCTTAATACTACTTTTACTGGTTCAAATTATTACGACGAGGACATCTACAATGGCGGTGAGGATTTCGGTGGCTCTCGCACAACAAATTTAAAAACATATTTATCGGGCGGCGTGACTCTTGAGTTTTGGTTGAAGAAAGATGCATGGTCCACGGCCAACACAGAAAAAGAAGTAATTTTCGATCTATGGAATGGTCATGAATCTTCAAGCGCCGACTACGGACGTTTAACTCTTGAATTAAGCGGAACTGCAACATCGGGAGAATCACCATTTGTTCTAACTTGTATGTCTGGCACTTCTGGCTTTTCGCGACAACACATCGGCTCAAGCATAACCACTTCTTCGATTACTGACTGGACACATGTCGCCGTATCTTTGCTAAATGAAGATGCTTCTATTAGAACAATGTTTTATGTCAACGGAGATCTTAATGAAAGTAAGACAGTTGGCTCTTCAGTGGACGACATCACGGGCTCTATAAATGCATATATTGGGGCACTTAGAACGGCCCCTTCTGGAAATGTTTATGAAGCCGTAGATTCCACAGCAGCCAATCTTTGGGACGGTAGAGGGAGGTTGTCAGCTTCTCTTGATGAGTTTAGGTTTTGGAAGACGCAAAGAAGTTCAAAACAGATAGGCAGACATTGGTTCACTGATTATGCTGGCGGAACAAACCGCGACTCGGCAAACGCTACTTTAGGAGTCTATTACAAGTTCAACGAGGGGATAACTAATACCTCATCGATGGATTCTAACGTGCTTGACTATTCGGGCAGAATTTCAAATGGACTGTGGTACGGATATCTTGCAGGTTCAAGAAATTCAGGCTCGGCGATTGTTTCGGCCAGTGCTGGGACTGAATTTGAAGAGCCAATTATATATGAAAATAATCAAGAAGTTATTAATTTGAGAAGTCGCTTGGCTGCGTCTGGTTCTTTGTGGGATGATGTAAACACAAGCAACATATATAACTCTTTTCCATATTGGATCGTAGAAGAGGACAGCCTATCCGATAAAAATCTTAGAATTTTCGCCCAAATTATGGGTAGCTACTTTGATACGGCGATGCTTCAGCTTGATTCCTTACCCAAGGTGCATAGCAAAGAATACGTTTCTGGAAGTGAAAAGCCAAGAGTGTTCGCAGACAGGCTGTTGGAAAGCGTAGGATTAGAAGTCCCAGACTTGTTTAATGATGCTAATTTATTAAATTTAGTTTCCAGCAGAGACGAAGAGAGGAACTATGAACAGTCTATCCAAGAAGTAAAGAACTTAATATACGAAAACATATACAACAATATCGACAGCATTTATAAATCCAAAGGAACAATGAGGGCCTTTAGGAACATGATGCACTGTTTTGGGTTTGACGAAGAATTAATAAACATAAACATATACTCGAACAACACGGCATACGAGTTTAAAGAAAGCTTTAACAATATTGCGGTTAAAAAGGTATATGCTGATTTTAACGATCCAGATCGTTATGATTCGACCATATATCAACAAACATCAAGCCTTGAGCCAGACACCGTGAGTTATATATCTGGCACGAACCAAGTTGGGTATGAAACCGAGCTTGGAATGACTGCACAGGCTGAAGTAATATTTCCGCATAAATATGAAAAAGCAGATCTTCTTTGGAGAGCTACTCCATTTTTGACGGCTTCTATTTTTGGAATGCACACTGCAAACGGCGACAGCCCAACCGATTTTACATACGTCTCCCCAGACGTTGCAAACTTTCAGGTCTATGCCGTCCGCGACGAAGAGGAGTCTAAAGACATTAGATTTCTTCTATCTTCTTCTACTCCTTTCCCGATTTCGGAACTAACCTCTACCACATACAGAGAGACATATGATGGCGAACGATGGAATCTGTCTGTTCGTGTAAGACCTAATAAATATCCAATGACGCAGGATGTCACAGGCTCCAGCACCACCACCTATGCTGTTGAGTTCCATGGCGTGAGCATGATAAACGGAACTCCGTTAAACGAATTCTTGTTAACAGCTTCAATGTCACAGGCTGAAGGAGAAAATTTTCTTAAGTCTGGAAAACGACTTTATGGCGGCGCCCACAGACAGAACTTCACTGCCTCGCTGGTAGACTACCAAAATAATGCTCACGATGCCCTCACAGACGTACACATAGCCTCAGTCAGATACTGGTCGACGTATTTAGAACAAGACACCATCAACGCACACGCCCGAGACCCCGGTCGCTATGGAGTCAGAAACCCTTATAAGAGCGTGCATCTGACGGACAACATCCACATCCCTCAATCTGAAATGCTTGCCCTCAATTGGGATTTTTCGCAGATCACGTCTTCTGACGACGGAGGCATAGATGGCCTCGGAGTCGCTGGCTCAAGCAATGCTGGGTTCTTCGTTAAGGATATTAGTTCTGGCTCTGCGACCAAACGCAGCCGCTGGGACTGGATTGGCGGCGTTACTGGTAATAAGCACTCTGCCCGCGCCAGCTATTATATCGCTGGCGATACTGGCAGCGTGAACACAAACTACATCTTCTCATATCGCCAAAATATGCCAGAAACCGTTCAAAGTTCGGATATGGTGAATATTTTGCGCGACGATGATAATCAGTTTACGCGAGAATCCAGCCCGATCACTCACTATTTTTCTTTCGAGAAAAACATGTATAGAACAATTTCAGAAGAAATGCTAAACATGTTTGCGACAATTGTTGACTTTAATAATATTATTGGTGAGCCTGTAAACAGATATCGTCAAGAATACAAGAGCATGGAAAAGCTTAGAAGTCTATTCTTTGAAAAAATACAAAACGAGCCCAGTCTTGACAAATATGTTGATTTTTATAGATGGATCGACGGCGCGGTTTCGACCCTGCTTCTTCAGCTTGTTCCAGCTTCGGCAGAAACATCGGGCGAAATCAGGACGATGATTGAAAGTCACCTTCTTGAGAGAAACAAATATTGGACGAAGTTCCCGACTCTTGAGTCTAAGGCTGGTGATCCAACTGCTGGCATCCGTGGTGTTAATGAACTTCTTTATGATTGGGAACATGGACACAAGAATCCAGACGGAGCCGAGCGCGACAACGCACTTTATTGGAGAGACCGAGCACTAAGAGGAGACGCCCCGTTATCTTCTTCCAATGCAGATGTCAATTCCAACAAGGAAACGGTCAGGAACATCAGCGGAAAGCACCGCAACGACACACCTCCGACACTTTATGACACGGCGACAGCAACGACTTATCAGGGCTCAGCATATGCGATTGACCGTTTCACCAAGCCATATCGTTTAGCAACACACGAATCAAGAGAGATCAAAGGCGGCGTAAACTTCCCCAGAAACAAGAAGGCCAACTTGGTCTATGATGCGGTTCGTCCACACGGACCCCGTTCAGATGGTGAGCAGGCGAACATCCCATTAAATGTTATGCTCGCACAAAGCTCGTCTGTCGAGGCAATGCCAGAGATCAGCGATAGAATTGATCCATTAATGAAGGACTCCGACGCAGTTGTTGGTCCGCTTAAAACACCAGCGGTGAATGAGAAGAGAAGATTTAACTTTGAAGTTATGCAAGGTCGTGACTTCTGTGTTGATTATGCAGGCATTGCCAAAGATAATCTTTTGTTCCCATTTAATATTCACAGTTCTTCTGCCACAGGCGGATATAATGAGGAAATCACCTGCGGCTTTTATCAAGGCGCCGAACTGACGAACCTCCACCACGACACATATGGCGAGGGTCATGAAGTTCCAATGCAGGGCCCATTCACTGAAAAGTGGGTTGGTGGTCACCAATCCCGCCACGTTGAACTTAATGTCGGAAGCGACAACCAAATGTCCCGTCCAGAAGCCTTTAGAATCGTTACTGGAGATTGTAAGACAGGTGGGTTCATTGGAATCGTCGGAGCCGATTACCCGTTCCCAGAGGGCGACTGTGAGGTATCTGGGGGCTTCCCCGTTAAGAAACATCCAAGGGCATCCATGTATCGCTCTGTCACAGCCAAGCGTCCTGTCAATATCGCGTATATTAAGCAAACAGGATCTGCCAAGGGTGTCACAAGCATCGGAAACTATGAATATATTTATCAAGCTCTTCAGGCCAGTTCCCGCGCCACCCAGCGCCGAGCCTTTGTTAAGACAGGGGGTGCCGCTCTGTTTATCTCTGCGTCTGCATGGGTTTCTGGAGCCGTAGATTACACCAGACTTGATCAAGTTTCTAACACATCCAAGCACGTTTTTGTTGAAAGGTTCTCCGCCCCCGGCGGCCCTGAAACTTCTGGCGATGCGAACGGCGGCTTCGGCCTCGATGCCGTCTCTGGCGAATATTCCCCATATAACTCTCTGAACAATCGGAACTTGTTGGTTCGTTCGACTATGCGAGAACTGTTCAGAGCACACACAAACGCTTTCGGATATTCTGGTTACACCAACTCCCTCGTTACAGAGGTTGAGGCAAACGAGTCAGACTATTCTGGAAGAGCAAATTATCATAAGATCCACCGAAACAACCTCAACAGAATGACCCAGCAGGAAAGCTATTCTCCTGTTTATAGTGGTTCGGTGCTGATCAACAAGAAACTTGTTCACTTCCCGAACACCGATCTCGACAGCGGCTCTTGTTTCGCACTGGCCTCATATGATGTCGTTGATTCTGAGATTCTTACTAATTCTGATACTTTCATGACAAAGGTTTGGTCGGCCTATTCAGGTTCGGGCTTCTCTTTTACGGGCTGGCTCAAGCCTCAAGATACGGCAATTCCTGACGGCGCAATGACTATTTTCGCAGCAGGAAAGGCGAACTCTAATCCCGTAATGTGGGCCGAGGTGGATCGTAATCCAAACACTGCTGACGGAATTGAGCGCGTGTTGTTTGGCCTTTCCTCCACAACAAACGGACAAGGAGCAAATGGCGAAACAATGTGGGAAGTCAAGGCATCTTCTTCCTTTTTGAATGACTGGGCTCATGTTGCGATCACATGGACATCCCAGCCCAGCGGCGCTCTTGGTTCTTCAAATCAAGTTGAAGGCGAAGCAATGGAGCGTGCTGTTACGATTTACATTAACGGTGTCTCTGCATCAAGTGAATTCACTGTGACTCGCCCATTCGCAACAAGAAATTGCTATTTATCGACTGCCAGCATGACCTCAAAGCTAAATTATAAGGCTTTTGGTAATCTCGATTACGCAGGCCGCCGGATGTTTACGATTGGTGGATATCACACAGACGCAAGCAACATGTGGTCTGGCTCTATGGATGAGTTAACCTTCTGGAAGATTCCGCTTGACGCAAATCAGGTTACTGAGATTTACAACAACGGTATCCCTTGTGACATAACTGCTTCAAGCCTTTATTCCGCAACTGGCTCAAACATGTTAGAGTGGATTAGATTTGAGCCTCAAATTGGCCAATGTGACCTCACCATCGACCCGGCAAACCCCGGCATTTATTCAGAGGGCGGCAACTTCTTAAATAATTTTACTGGAACAAAGTTCTTCCCAGTTTGTGTATCGGCCAGTCTCAACAATGGCTACACTGCCTCGGCAGAAGTTCAGGGATGCACACGACAGTTCGATTATATGCATCGCTCGTTCTCGTACATCACCGCATCTGTTCAGGATAATTATTATGTTTCTCACACAATTCCGAGAGCAGAGCACCAATATTCATGGTTGACTGCCTCACTTCTGCCAAATACAGAAAAGTTCCTTGGGTTTGCGCCAGCAGACGGAATGGTCACGAACTCATCAGGATATGTTCCTGCGCTCGATTTTGTTTCTTCAAGTGAAGCGGGAACGCACTATCCCGGCTCTAACGTGGCGAACGGAAGAATCTTCGGGAACGATCATGGCGAAGGCAAGGCAGGTCACCTCCCGACTGACTTTGTTGGGATGAACCATAATATTTATGAACCAATTTCTTCCAGTGCAAACACTGTTGGATATGACTCCATGACCCTCATCGACCATGTGGGGGGCAATGTTGCTGGTTATAACAATTATCTTAATGTGTCGCACGTTGTTCGAAACACTTTTGGCGGAGAAAACGTTTTTAGTTCTGGCTCCGCTGGCGGTGACCGAAACGCAATGGTGTTTAATGGACTGCTTTTGCACAGAAACGGTCCATATGGATATCCAAGTTGGAAACAAATTCGAACTGGAGAACATGCGGTCGCAAGATATAACAGAAGAAATAATATTATTTCGACTTATGAGGCTCCCACCGATTACACAACAGACGATGGAAGAGTGTTCACCGACACAATTCGACCGAGTTCCTTTGTAAATTATGAAGAGCCGCCAGTTGGTTCATCACAATATCCAATTCTTGCCTCGCTCATGGGAAACATTATTCAAACAACGTATGGCACAAACTTGGTCTACTTTAATAATGCGACCCTTAATGAGAGGTTGGGGCTTTCGATAACAGATGACATGGAGAATCAGTCTTACACCAATCTTATCGCGATGTATGGTGCCGGCCCTTCAACATTCCAGTCCTCTATGCCTGCTTATCATAATTACGGCCTCGTTTATCGCGAACAGGTCTATCCAAAAGACCGTTACGCCTTCACTTCTGGAGTCCGCAAAAGAGAAAACTTTTATGTTAGCTTCTGGACCCCTCTTGATGAAGATCGTCGACAGACACACAGGATAGATTCACAGGGCCAAACGACAAGAACAGGAAGTATTTGGGGCATGGATGGCCCATCAGACACTTATTGGAACTCAATGCGACTGCCAAGAGAATATGACGGTGGTTCCACCACCACATATTTGGCAGGAGAGATTTATTCGACATACAGAAACTCCAGCGGCTCAGGAGAGCTTCAAGATATAACAAAGCAGCTTTGGGGCAATTACGATTCTGCTGGAACGCAATACACCTATAAAAGAGGCGGCCCACTTTATTATTATTTCAACACACATTACACAGCCTCTGCCAATTTATCTCCCTCAAACGGCTTCAGCGAAGCACAATTAGAAAAGTGGGGCTTTAAATACACCGACACGTCACTGGCGATCACTCCTATCTTTGGTGGATACACAAAATTTGAAGCACACATTCAAGCTGGCCGCGCACCATTTTATAAATCATATGATGAATATGTCCAAGACCTTCGCTTGAGGGCAAAGGACCACACAATTGTTCCAGAGTTTAGAATTAGCGAACATATGCCTTTTTATATACTCGAAAACGGTGGGTATTTTATCGCAGAAAATTCTGGCTCTTTGAGCTTGACTGGTTCGGCTATTTCGTCCAGCACTGAAGATGGCTTCTATCGAACTTATGCTCATGCTGAGTTTATGAGACACTTCGACAAGATCGAGTCAGATCACGATTTCGACGGCGGAGTCCGAGGTTTAACCCTTAAATGCAAGGCCCAAATGAAGTTGTTGCCTTATGATGGCTTCTTTCCAATGGACAGGACCATTCAACTTGCGAGCTTATTTTCGCAGTCTTATGGATCAAATATAATAGACTCACCACAGTTCAGGTCTTCGTCGACCACTTTTGCTGAATTTGGCGCAGCCGAACATGCTCAGGCCCAGAAAGACAGATGGTCGATTTGGTCTCGCCCGTTCATGGCTCCCGGCATTCTATATAATACGATCAAGTCTGGGATGGCAGTCGATTATCCGATCATGACGGGCTCTTGGAACAAAAAGTTTAAAGGGATGTCAGGTGATTTTAAAATTTCTGCCTCTTACGAATGGCCTCACACCGGCAGCACTTTCCAAATACACAGCATCAATTTTATGGAAAAATACGATGCAGCAGTTGGATATCGCTATAACATGGGAACTTCAGACAATATCACTGGCTCTTTCATATCGCGTGGTTACGGATCTTATGACTTAACTGCGATATCTGGCGCAGTTGTTCAGATGGATAATTATAACATGAGGCTCCCGTTTGAAGCAATTATCGATCCATCTGAATATGTCAGGGGTCTGCCAATCGCAGATTGCGGGCACACATCCTCGCAACCGGGATTTGGTGTTCAGGACGGTAACCCATTCGCAAGAAGGGGAATGCTCGGAGCGTCCAGTAAGCCACTTTATAAAATGGCAATGTCAAACTTCTTGGCAAATGTCCCAGAGTTCTTTCTTAATGGCAAAAACTTTTCAACGATCACTTCGACAACGGAAGATAAGTTTTTGGCAGCCAAGCCCGGCAAGGTTTACGGAGCACTCGTTAGATTAAGAAAATCAGTCGATACAGCTTCCACTGCTTCGCATGGATTCCATCCAGATTCGCTGGATAGAATGATGGCAGTTAATCCAAGCAACACGGAAGAATGGGTTCCAGAACAGTCAAAAGAAGTTGTTCCTTGGACAGAGCACAAGGAAACGATGACAATGTATAGTCGTCCCACTGCTTTTGGACCTGCTCATGGCTGGGGCTCCTTCGCTGGCTATAACACTCCATTCACACCATCATATTATGATGGCGAAGGTTGGGCCGTGCTTTATTGGACCCCGCCAACAGGCTCCGGTATGGGCAAAATGGATAAACTGTCGGCTAAGAAGTACTCATTAGATGAAATCATGGCGAATCTCGACATCATGTATCTTAGACATGCTCCGATCTTAAATTCTACACGGATGCACAGCCTTTCTGAGTCCGCTGGAACTGGTTTCGGAGGCCACGGCTGGATGGCGAGCGACATGTCTCTTTACAGTAACCAGACAATTCTGACAAACGCGGATCTTGAGCGATTGGGCTTGTCTTCTGAAATCGGAAAAGATATTGCCGAAGGAGAAGGCACATATACCAAGAACGCTAATAATTATTATTATCCTCGCCCAACAACGGGAAGTTATCTTTATGATCCAGAGTCCAACGCAATGCAGGTTTCTGCATCATTAAACTTGACTTTGAAAGCAGGAGTTGCAAGCCCAACATATGATCCTGAAACGGGACAAATGACTTCTGCCCAGTTCGATCAGAACTCGGACACCAAGGTCTGGGCTATCCAAGCTAAGTTCGAAACCCCAATGCTAAACTTCAAAGACGTTGATGCTTCGATGCCCACAAGCTATAAAGGAACAGACTGGGGATCAGATCCTCTCGATGCACCACCATCTTCCTCTGTCGCAAAGGGAATGTGGCATCAATATGGAAGACTCCCAGCAGAGGACGAAGGAATCTATATGCAGATCGGAGATATCCCAGAAATGTGCAAGAGCGCATGGGCATTCGGACATGTTGACGCAAACGTTCCAGTCTTTGGTTATTTCCACACGGCATCAAACCCATCTTACAAGGACAGCACAACATTCAGAACGCTTTCCTCACTGTTTAGCGATTACACCAATCCTTCTTTCGATGGCACAATCTATGATGACACATATGTTCTCGACTGGAATGGTTCAAGCACTCTCAAGAGAGAAGGTCTTGTCCTCCCAGAACAGTGGGAATCACTTTGTGACTTGGTTGGCTTCCCGAAGGCGTCAAAGAAAATGGGACAAATTGCACAATCTCAAGAGATCAAAGAAGCAGTTGTCGCAATTCCCTTTATTGAGCACGAAGGTGAGAGGCAATTCTTTGAAATCCCAAGAGAGACGATTGAAAAAGCAGGGCAGCTTATTGATGGAACGGCGATGTCCTCTTTCCAAGATCAGACTTTAGAACCCGGCGGCAGCGTTGTCGATATGATTCGGAGAATGAGAAGTTATGTTTTCCCACCAAAGATGGACTTTTTAACTTATGAAGCGATCAACCCATTCGCCATGTATATTTTTGAGTTCTCATATGAGCTAAACCAACAAGATCTATCTGATATTTGGCAAAATATCTTGCCAGAGCACGGAACAAGAATGAAAGAGTCAACAGCAACCATTAGTCATACGCTTATGGAAGAAGAGCTTAGTGGCCAGAACCAACAATTACTCGGCTGGAGAGCCGCAGCCAGCGGCAAGAGAATTCCTTCTAACTTGCAGTGGCTGGTCTTTAAGGTGAAACAGCGCGGAGAGTCCGACTATTTCGCCAAGGTCTTTGGCTCCGACGCTCAAGAGACTTCCGTCCTTCAGGGAGGAATACAGAAAAAGATGACCACTTTCGCGGCTCTTGACAATTCTGCTGTTTTAGACTCTTCAGGTCAATCCGAATACAGTTATAACTGGCCATATGATTATTGCTCTGTTGTCGAGCTTGCCAGCCTTGAAACTGCGGTATCTTATGGGACAGAAGGGATTACAGGATATGATCCTCCCGCACCCGATTACACAACGCCAACTGGTGAGTTAACAACTGTCCTTGATGGGGCATCCGATCTGGCCGCCCAAGCTATGGTTGAATCCGCACTAAATTGGTCAGATTCTGAATGAGCAGATATTTACTGTGAGAACACAAGAACATGTCATTTTTTAATAAAAAAGAAGAAGTCTTACACATTAAGCCAACTCAGTATGGCAAGTATCTTATTTCGCAAGGAAAATTCAAGCCTACCTATTATGCGTTCTTTGATGATGACGTGGTTTATGATTCAAAGTACATGGGCCCCGCTCACGAAGAACAGCAAAATAATGCAGAGCCGAGAATTCAAGAAGATACACCAACAATGAAGGTGCAGCATGTGTTCACGGGAATTGAAACAAACATTAAAAAATTGAATCGAGAGATTCGATCTGGCAAGGTTGCTCTCGGTTCAGAACAAACCCTTCCGGTTGCAGAGCAGCATTTTGGCCTTTCTTCACCAATAGGCAATAGTTCTGTTGGAGAGCAAAACGCACCAGCATTTGAAGTTCAGTTTTGGAATGGGACCATAACGGGTTCCGTTTCGCACTTAACTGGTTCTCACGCTACTATGAAGATTCCGCAACTTGATACAGAAGTTATGTTTGAAACCTCAATAGGTTCCACCGCAGAAGACTCTTCCGCCGCACCGGGTCTGCCGGGCACCATTTACGAAGACGAGACTTTTATTAAGATAGAAGATGATTATCTGATCATCGAGTTTCTGGAGCACAATACTGAATTTCAAATGGCCAATTTTGATATTGAAGTGTTTCTTGTAGAGGAAGAAGACGTTTCTGGCTCTATTAAAACCCCCGGCCTTCCCGAGTTGTCACAACGTAAAAGAACTCACCTACTTCCGCTATCTTTTGTAAAATCACCAGAACAGGTTGTAAATGGAATTTTGGTAGACCAAAGACCAGCGTCAGAGTATAGACTCCCAGATCCGGGCCCTGCTTATATCAATTACTTTTTAGATCTTCATGTAGATCATGAAATAGATCCAGTTACACTTTGCGATTCAGTTCCAGAATCAAGAACTAAAGATCCCTTGTTTGACTCCCCAACAATCTGCGCAGAAAGAAAAGCATCAGTGGCCACAGATTCAGAGATTCGAGAAACGACAGGAGAAGGCGATATGTACAGTTCGGAAGTCTCGACTGAAGACTTTGAGGAGTGCGACTAATGGCCGATTACCTTATTGAGCAAATGGGAATTGTAGGAGATATTCTGCCGAATGTTTATATAAAGGCAATCACACTCAACAAAAAGGGTGGAGAGGTTATTGAACAGCTGAACCCCCATGTAGACGTTTCGGAATACTCTCGTTTCAACAAGCTAAACGGCGAAACTGTAATAATATCGCCACCAGTAAATTATTCTGGAAAAGCAAAGACATCAGAAACCCTTCTTGTTAGTGTTGAGCTTGTTATGAAAGACTCGCCGACCCCTTCTGGGTCTGCCACATGGATAAATAATGAAGAGATACTAAAATATTTGAGAGTCCGTGTAGTTCAGAGCACACATGCTAGCTTCACTAGAGCTATAAGTTCGGGATTAATGGCATTAGAGCCAGAAGCCTATAAATCTCATCCAAAATCAGATTTTGCATTTGAGCAAGTTTATGCAGTGAGCAATTATGTTGTAAAGACTGATTCAAAAAGGCCTATGGTTTTGCCAGAAAAAAGTGGAGATCCCCACACAGATCAGCCGGGACAAAATAGACTACAAGCCTATTACGCGACTACGGACTCTCAAGGAAACACTGTTTATGATGTCCCAATCGTTGCTACGTTTGCACATAACGAAACAGGTCCAAAGCATCTCTCATATTTCGCAACAACATATTTTGACACAGAGCAGATGATTGAAGATTATGGTCTTGACTTAACTAACAAAATGAAGAGGTCGATAATGGGAAAAACCTCTGCAGAAAAAGTGATAGATAGAAGCCAAGTTGTCGTTAACGCATATGTTTATTACCTATTGGATGGCTCTATTTGGACAGGAGCTGTTCAGAAGACCGGCTCCAAGTGGTTCACCCAAGGGAGTGCTACAGATTTACAGCTACGCCGCCGCCGTGTTCCAAACAAGACGGTGAAGGACTTGAGAAAGACAGGGGAAATAGAAGATATAACAATAGATTTTTCCATGGTTCAGGCAGAATTGTTGGGCATCGCCAGCACAATTGGTATCGTTAGCAACGATTCCCTATCTCTTAATTCTCAGCAAACTCATTTTTCAGATGATATGATTGCGAGAGACAGTTCTGGCCAGACAAGATTTATTTTATCAGTAGACTACCAAGATTTGTTGCGTGATAATACTTTGTATGGAAAGTTTTTTACGCACCCACGGAGTCAAGTTACCGAACTTGTTCAGCAATATACAAATCTTAAGGCGATTAGGGTTTATCGGAAAAGAGTAAAAACAAGCCAAAGAAAGAACCGTCTGGGCATGGACGCAGATTTTACAGATTGGTTTGACCCAACACAAGGTCCAGAGCTTGTTGCTCTTTCGGAAGATGCTACAAACAAAAC